GGCACTGGAGGTAGGTTCTTGCAGCATCCGTATGGGGCATTTCAATCTTTAGTTACCCAGACCGCCCCTGCTAACACCGCCAAAGCGCTTACTTTTGACACGTTGGATTACGCCAATGGCGTGGCGCTCGGGGACCATGTAGCTGTAATGACGGCTTCGCAAGCTCTAACAACGCTTACAGTCACTGCAGTGTCGGGGGACGATATCTATCTTGGGATGACCCTAACGGGTACCGGAGTCGTACCGGGCACCACAATTACTGCGTTTCTTACCGGCACTGGCGGTACGGGAACTTACACGGTTAGCACGTCTGCTACGGTAGCTAGCACGACTATCACAGGGACCCTAACCTCTAGGCTTGTCGCAACCTATGGGGGTATCTACAACCTGCAGTTCAGTGTGCAGACCAAAAACACATCCTCGCAAGCCCACGATCTTGATATATGGCTACGCCAAGACGGTCCCGGCCCCGGAGTGGATATCACGGGTTCTCGTGGGACCGTAACGATAGCGCCCCGGCACGGCTCCGTTGATGGAGGGAGTATCGTGGGGTGGAACTATTTTGTGCGCTTAGAAGCGGGGGAGTTTGTAGAACTTTGGTGGGCGGTCGATAGCACAAATGTTACGATACCTACATACCCGGCAGCCGTGGCTCCCGTGCGCCCCTCAACAGCCTCTGCGATAGTCACCCTATCGTATGTATCCGCAATAGTTTAAAGGTTCCGCATCATGCCTATACCTGAAGATACGTATTTCTCCCGCCTTGGGACCCGAGACAGAGTTATCCCAAGCCACCAAACTTACCAAACAACGGGCGGGGGGGAGGGCGCTTGGGACGAGTTGGTCACAGTCCCAGAGAAAACCGTACAGGAGTACTACAACACGGCAACGGGTGAATACGTACAGTCGGATTACGACCCTTCCGGGGCGCTTGTACTGAAGGACCCAACACGGGAAAACTTAGCTGAACAGATTTTGGCTCAGGGAACCTCCTCAAAATGGGGCGGCGAGGCCTTGGGGAGTGCGTACGGCACCTCTAGAGATATGGCGCGGATTTTGGCACAGGCAGGCCTTACAGACATTAAAGACTTTGGCGTTCGGGACAAAGTTATTCCGGAGCACGAGGTTTCTTATACGACGGGGGAAGGAGACGTCCCATCCAGCTATATGGCTCCCGCTACCACAGTAAAGGAATACTACAACAAGGCGACTGGGGACCCCATATACGGACCCGACAATACAGGGGGTTACCATAAACTCGGCTACAAAGACAGTATTTGGGGCGGGACTTATGCGGGAGAGGGCTCTACTGAATATAACGTTCAATTTAAGCCTGATGGCACGCCCGTTTTCTATACGCAATACGGGGGCACTAGTAATGACCTAGCTAAACTCCTGCAAGTCCCTGTGCTTGGGCACATAATTCAAGCAGGCGCTTCAACTTTCGGCGGGCCTCTTGGGGTTGCAGCGCTCAATCTTGCCGCGGGTCGAGATATTGAAGATGTGTTGAAAGCCGCGGCGCTTTCATGGGTTGGCGGGCAAGTTGCTTCTGGCATCTCGGGCTTTAGTCCCGTAGTTGATGCCCTCGGGCAAACCGGGGCGAATATTGCAGGCCGCGTGGCGGGCTCTATTGCGACTGGCGGCGGAGTAGAGGGGGCGCTCCAAGCACTTGTCACGGGCGGGATTTCAGCGGCAATGCCTGATATTACTAACCTAATTCCGGGGTTTAAGGACCTCCCCGATTTTGCGAAAAAAGCGGCTACCTCAGTAATAGCGAATACCTTAGTAGGGAAGCCGTTAGACCAGTCCATAATAAACGCGGCGGTTACCGCGGGTACTGATGCGGCTCGAAACGTTCTGCGCGACGCCGCTCGAGACGCCCGTACAGATACCTCTGCAACCCAGTTTGTGTTTAACCCCCGTGCAGACAGCGATCAAGCTACCAGAGACTTGGGTCTGACCCCTGCAGATACCTCTAGTTACGACACGACTACACCCCCGTTTGTGTTTAACGCCGCGAAAGATAGCCAGCAGGCTAACGAGGACTTGGGGCTGACTGCTACACCCCCGTTTGTGTTTAACGCCGCGAAAGATAGCCAGCAGGCTAACGAGGACTTGGCCCCGTTTGTGTTTAACGCCGCGAAAGATAGCCAGCAGGCTAACGAGGACTTGGGGCTGACCGCTACAACAACGCCCACACCGACACCGACACCGACACCGACACCGACACCGACACCGACACCGACACCAACGCCTAAACCAACGCCTAAACCAACGCCTAAACCAACGCCTAAACCAACGCCTAAACCAACGCCCACACCGACACCCCAAGTGCAGGCGCAGACCGCCGCAGCGTTAGGGTTCCCGCTCCTCGCCAATATGTTCTATTACGGCAAAGAGTTTGGTTCCAAGAAGCAGAAATTGGGGGAGCGGGGCGATTTAGTCGATGAGGACTACCGGGGTCTAAGCGTTACCGCTGCAGGAGCGGAGCCGTGGCAGTTTGCTGAGCAGCTTGCGGATACCCCCAAACCCGACGAAAATAGTGCGGACGAACTGATACAGAAACTTACGGCAGGGGACTCATCTGCCACTACGCTCGATGAGCTAATGAACATTATTGGGAGAGGTTGATATGGACGATAACGAGGCGGTTAATGAATCGTACTGGAATACGTTCCTTGGTGGAAGCGGAGGAGGGGCCGATAACGAGGCGGTTAATGAAGCGTACTGGAATACGTTCCTTGGTGGAGGTACGTCTACAACCCCGTTTGTGTTTAACCCCCGTGCAGACAGCGATCAAGCTACCAGAGACTTGGGGCTGACTCCCGCAGATACCTCTAGTTACAACACGTCTACATGGGCGAACATTCTGAGCAAGTTGGGGTTAACTTCCGCACAAGCTGGGTCATTAGCTGCGGGGCTTGCGGGCGGTGTGGGGCTTTCCTCCTTGCTAGGGGGCGGTTCTGGCGGTTCTTCGGGGGATACCGGCTACAAAGGGGGGATTCCTTCTCTTGCTGCTAGTCGAACCATGCTGCCTATTCCGCACACAGTGACAACGGAAGCAGGGGGTGAAGGGCGTACGTTGGCTACGGCACCTCGCAGGGCTGGGTCCGGTGGAGTTACATACTTCAGCCCCATGCAGTACAAGCCTGTGGCCTCTAACCCTGGGCTAACGCCAACGCCAACGCCAACGCCAACGCCAACGCCAACGCCAACGCCAACGCCAACGCCAACGCCAACGCCAACGCCAACGCCAACGCCCCCTGTATTTGAAGGGTATGCACAGGGCGGCATTGCATCTCTGGCTAAAGGCAGACTGCTTAATGGCCCGGGAGATGGCGTATCAGACTCTATACCGGCCTCTATTGATGGGCACCAACCTGCGGCTTTGGCTGACGGCGAATACGTCATACCGGCCCGAATCGTGTCTGAGCTTGGGAATGGGTCTACTAAGGCAGGTGCGCAACAGCTAGACGCTATGATGAAACGCATTCAAACTACTAGGCGTAAAGCAACCAATATTGCCGCAAATACGCGAGCCACTAAACACCTCCCCGCATAAGGACTTAACATGGCAACCGCACCTACCACTACACCCGGAAGCAGCGCTTCCACCCTGTCTACTTGGGCAGGGCCCTATGTAACGGATATGTTAGGTCAGGCTCAAGCCATTGCGGCTACGCCTTACCAGACCTACCAAGGCCCCATGACGGCAGGAGAGTCGGGGCTGCAGTCCAAAGTCTTTCAAGGGTTAGGAAACTTAACATTCCCCCAGAATATTGGGGGCACTTTCGCGCAGCAGGGCGGGTCTTTCTTTCCGCAGTACGGCGGGGGCCCTGCAGGGGCGGCAAATGCGCCTATGCAACCGGGTTTAGCGGGGGGCAGCCCAGCCGGAGCCCCAAGTGGCGGGGCCGGTACGGGTCAGCCCTCAAGCGTAGCGCAGTCTTACATGAACCCGTACTTGCAGTCTGTGCTGCAGCCGCAGATGGAAGAGCTTCGTCGCCAATCTCAAATTACTCAAATGGGTAACGCTGCCAAGATGACAGGCGCTGGGGCTTTTGGAGGCGCTCGCCAAGGTATTATGGACGCTGAGACCCAGCGGAACCTCATGCAAGAGATGAATAAGACCGTAGGCCAAGGCTACGCGACGGCTTTTGATAAAGGCACAAACCAGTTCAACATCGAGCAAGGTCAAGGTATGGGACTTGCAAACCTGCTAGCCCAACAAGGTGCGGCACAGCGCGGAATCGAACAAGAAGGTGTAACTGCCGACTACAATGAATTCCTTACGCAGCGGGACTACCCTATGAAACAAACTCAGTATCTGCAGTCAATGCTTCAGGGGCTGCCAATCTCTACCGTAACTAGCTCCGCTGCCCCCATGACTAAATTAGGAGAACTCAACTCCACAGTAGGCGGCCTAGGCTCCTTGTTCGAGAAGATTAAAAAACTCATCCCTACGGAGTAACCCATGAACCAAATGCAATCTCAACCTATGCCTATGGGCCAGCCGCAAGGGGGTCCTCAGGGTTTTAGCGCCCCCGCTGCCGGGATCAACCTGTTCAAAGTGCAAGAGCAGTTGAAGGACATGCCGCAGCAGCAAATTATGGCGTACGCCAACGGGTCCAATCCTGACATGGTGCCTCCGTATATCGCCCTAGGCGAGATGGAACGTCGCACGCGCATGGCTAAGAATGCGCAGACCGGCCAGCCCCCACAAGGTACTGTCAAAGACAATCTGGAGAACCAGATTAAGCAGACTGCGGGTATCGCATCCCTCGGTAATATGCGTCCGCCGCAGATGGGGCAGGCCCAAGCACAGCAAGCTATGAGTACCCCCGGTGCCGTACCGGGCGGGGTGCCCCAACCCCAGCCCCAAGGGGAGCCCCCTGTAAGGATGGCCCAAGGCGGATTGGCTTCGGTGCCTATCAACTCCCACATGACCGCCTATAAAGATGGCGGTATCGTTGGGTATGCGGAGGGTGGACCTGTATTCAACCGAATGACCTTTGCGGATACGGAGCCAAAAGACCCAGATATGGATGAAGATGGAAACCCCCGCAGTAAAGACGAGCGGGCACAAATCCTAGAGTACAACGCTCGCCTTGCTGAGCGGCAGCGCCAAGAGCGCCAAGTCCGTACCCAACCCAGCGGCCAACAAGTTGAACGTATGGAGCAGTTCTATAAGCCGCGTACCCCGCAAGGCCCCGCGGCTATGGGCGGAGAGCCGGTGGGTAAATTTGACTTGTCAGGGGACCGCTTGGCCGGCGCTCTAGAGGGTGTGCAAAACATTAAGGACCCCGCTGAACGAGCGCGTGCTATGCAGGCACTTCAAGGTCAAATGGCGACGATGGGCCTCCCAACGCCCGCACCGCAAGCAGCCCCACAGCCGATGCCACAAGCCGCTCCTCAGATGGCTCCACAAGCAGGGCCAATGCCTGCCCCTCAAGGCGCTCCACAACCGGGTATTGCCGGATTGCCCCAAGCGGGCGGTTCCGCTATGGATATGTTCCGTCAGGACCGGGCCGCCAATGAAGACCTTATCAAGCGTATGACGGCCCAACAAGTAGTCTCGCCAGAACAGCAGGCAATGATTGATACGCCTGTTGAACAGGACTATATGAAGCGTTTGCGTGAGTTGGACGCTCAACGCGGCACCGCAGATACCCAAGCACGAGAGGATATCCAATCCCGTAGGCGTATGGACTTGTGGCAGTCCCTTATTGCCGGGGGAGAGGGTTCTCGGGGTCGGGGTATTGGCGGACTTATGGCGGGTATGGGCCAGTCTCTTGGACAGTCCTCTGCTGCGCGTATGGCGGAAGAAGCGGGTCTTCGTACAGGTGCATTGGATCGCCAAGCACTGTTGGAGAAAGCCCAGTTTGAGATGGCGGGTTTGCAACGCGCTAAGGCAATGGGGGACCGTGAACGTGTTCAGAAACACACACTGGAACTCCAGAAGCTTGAATCCCAGTTGCGCGAGCGCCAAGGTGCTACCTCCGGAACTTTGGCCGGGCAGGAAATGGCTGCAATGTCTCGGGAAGAACTTGCTGCGGCTAGAGCAGAGGCCACTAGATTAGGCGCGGAAGCAACCGCCGAAGCTAGAACAAGCAAGCTTGAAGTTGAGAAACAGGCGAAAGCGGACCTAGCTATTAAAAATGACCCTGAGCTTCTGGCTATTAGGGACCGTTTGAAAATGGTTATGGGGGAAACCCCTGCCGCTAAAGCCAAACGCGCTTCGATACTTGCCGAAGCTACAGAGGTAGTAAAACGCATATATGCAAGGCATGGTATTACAATGCCGGAAGCCCCCAGCGTACCTAGCTCTGGCGGACAGAAAGAAATCTCATGGGCTAACTTACCGCCCAGTAAATAAAGGCACCAATGGCTTATTCGATTCGCCTCCCTGACGGCACACTTGTTTCAGATATCCCTGATGAAGTAACCCCGGAGGCGGCGAAGGCCCGCCTTATCCAGCAGTTCCCAGAACTTGCTCCCAAAACTACGGTTGGGGGTTACGCTAAAGAAGCCCTGAAAGGTATCCCTTCCGGGGCTATCGGTATGCTGGAAAGCGCAGCTACCGGGGCCTCCGCCCTGCTCCCCACGGACTTGGAAAAGAAGGCGCGGGCGGGTATCGCGGACATAGCGGCCTCCGCAAAAGCCCCCTTTGCTGCCGCTCCCGGGTATGAAGAATCCATCCCCCGTAAAGCCGGGGAAGCTTTGGGTTCTACCGGTCCGTTCTTCGCATTGGGTCCGCTTGGCTTGGTAGGACGCGCAGGGGCTACGGCTCTTGCGGTGGGCGCTGGTGCAGGTGAAGCCCGAGTACGCGCAGAAGAAGGCGGAGCTACAGAAGGCCAACGGGGAACTTCTACGCTTGGGGGTGCCGCTGTAGGCACGCTAGAAATGCTGCCGGTGTTTAAGTTTATCGACACTATCGGTAAGCCCTTGGCCGATGGACTAATGAGTCAAGTGCGCAGAGCGTTCGCTACAGGCGGCGCGGAAGCAGCGCAGGAAGCCACTTCCCAAATCCTGCAGAACTTGATCGCCAAAGGGCAGTACAAGCCCGATCAAGCTTTATTGGAGGGCTCTGGCGAAGCTGCCGCTTATGGCGGTGGAATCGGTGCCTTGATCCAAGGTATCACAGACTTAGCTATTGGCCGTCGCGCCAAAGGCGGCCAGCCCAGCACAACGCCTACGGCAGAGGAAATCCCCCCAGTAACCCCGGCTCCTGCGGCCCCTGATCTGACTACGCAAAAGCCGGAGGAACTCATCCTCGCTGCGGAGCGCCTGAAGCAGCAGCCTGTTACTCCAGAGCAAGCCGCCCAACTCGATGCGATTCGAGAAGAGTTGCGTACGCGAGACCTCGCGGAGGTCGCCACCCGCCAAAAAGTTATTGAGGATGAGGCCTTCGCAGCTAAAGAAGCCGCCGCCGCAGAAGCGCTCCGCGCCCAGCCTACGACTGAAATGCAGCAAGTCGAGATGCGGGCTGCTATGCCTGAAGGGGAGCTTCCCCCACAACTTGACTTGTTTGGTAAGCCTCTTGCCCCTGCGCCCGATCAAGCGGAGCCTACAGTTGGCGACTTGCTTGGGGGTGTAGAGCTAACCACAGAGAACATGCAGGATGCCGGTCTTGCACGTACACCTCAAGAACTGGAAGCACTAGGCCAACAGCGCCTGCCATTGCGTCGCACTCCTGAAGGAAAACCGACTACTACTGCCCCTGTTGTGGAGGCGGCAAAACCTGTCGCTCCCGCGATCCCCGAGCCGATCCTGCGCCCTGCGCCTACGGTACATACGCCTGAGACCGCCCCAACGGTACTAGGCCCAGATACATTCAAAGCACTAGGTATTGGCCCCACTGCAGTTATTCGTAAGGCCCCCATTGTGGGGTTGGATATCACCGATCCGGCTAATGCTGCGCAGATCAAACGTGACTTGGAGATGTACCGGGAAGGTCGAAGCGAAGGAATTCAGGCTAAGATTGACCGCTATCTAGCCCGTCCTGAATTCAAAGCTGTACCTTCGGAGCCCGTCAATGTACAACCCCCTCTCCCTGCGTCACCTCCAACTGTCCAAGCCACTGAGCCCGGAGGAAGTCAGCCTAGCGTGGAAGTACCTGTTCAACCTGTCGAACCTGCCCGACCAGCATCCGTTCAGCCCGCCGCAGCCGCGGCCCCCGCGAAGCCTGCGGAAACTGTCGGACTCGGATTGGCACCTGCTGGACCTCCTACTAGCACAGGAACTACGGCTAAAGGAACACCTCCCGCTGCACTGACTAAGGACGCGGCTATCTCGGAGCTACAGCAACGAGTTGACGACGCCGGTACAAAACTTACGGCCCGCAAAGAAGCCGCGGACACTATTGCGCTGCTGAACGATCCTACGCTGAACGAGACTTCTGAGGACAAAGAATATAACTTACAGCTAGCGGCCAAAGTATTGGGGCGCACTGTAACCCCGGCCCCGGCCCCGGCCCCGGCTAAACCAGTAGCGGCGAAACCCGCAGAACCTGCACCAAAACCAAAAGTTCCTGAAGGCGGGATGTTTGGGGGTTTGGCTAGACCCAGTGCTCCGGACTTGACCCCGGAAGCTGCTGCGGCAAAAGAAGAGACTGACCCTCGGGTACGCGCAATCAAGGACAAGTCTGTTATTGAAGTGGCCGATTGGGCCGCCCAAAACCTTCCCGACTCTAACCAGCGTCTTATTGCTACCCGGGTAGCGGCTACTCTGCGTGAACTGCAGAAAGCGGGTCTGAAGATTGGTAACGTAGAAGTGACTGCAGAGGGGTCTAGGCTTCGTGCAGGTAATGGGGCTACTAGCTACATAAAAGCCGCAAAGGGTGATACCTCCACGGTAGCTATTAAGCTAAACCATCCATCCAATGAGGGCCAGTCTGGGACTACCGCAGAGGTGATCCTGCATGAGTTGATCCATGCGGCTACGATGGGCACGATTCACATTGGGGGGTTCAAGTCTGCGGAAGGTACTAAGGTAGGCGAGATACGCGCCCAACTACTGCAAGTCTCGAATGTGGTTATCAACCACTTCAACAATCGGATCAAAACGGTAAAGCCTGAGGACCTCACGGAGTTTGAGCGCACCGCATTTGAGGGCCGCAACAACGCCTTCCGCGACATGGACGAAATCCTAGCGTGGTCGCTTTCGAACACAAAAATGCAAAAGTATATGGAGACCATTCCATATAAAGGCGCTACTGCATGGGACAAATTTGTCACATTGATCCGGGACATGTTGGGGCTTTCACCTAAGGCCGACACGGCACTGAGTGAAGTACTTCGTGTAGGTGGGGCGCTGACCGCATTGAAAGCCGCGGACCTTACAGAGGCTGCAACAGCTACCGGCAAGCAGTTTGCAATCGCCCCAAGTGTGGACGCGCTAGTTGACGGCGCAGGGCCTATCAATACGGAAGAGAAGGGTTTCTTCAAGCGCATGATTCAAGGGGCTCAGATGAGCCCGGATGTGAGCTACGCCACCAAGTTCCGTACGCAAGTAGCCGATATCGCGGCTACGATTGAGATGCGGTTCCGAAACCAGTTTGACGGTGCTGTGCGTAACTCCTTGGGTGAAGTTAACCCGATGGGGCTGTACCGGCAGGCGCAGGATTACACCAAGATGTTGCTGGAGTATTTCCAGCAAGGGGCAATCACCAAAGACCCGGTTACAGGCTTGTGGATCGTAGAAACCAAATCCGGTATCCGCCCTCCCAAAGAAGTCTACGATGTGCTTAAGTCGTGGGGTGAAGCTAACGGTAAGTCTTTTGAAGACGCCAAACGAATTGCAAGCCGTATCTTGGAAGGGGCACGCCTCGCTGAACTGCGTACCCAGAATGCTACCAATGGAACTAACTTTCCAATCCACAAAATCGACAAGACCTCGGCGCTAGACGCTAACCAGCAGATTGACGAGATGGTTGCTGAGTATGCGCGGCACCCGGAACTGAAAGAAGTCAGCGCCATCATGGACAAGGCACGTATTGATATGGTCGATCACATGGTCGCCGTGGGGCGGCTTACTCCAGAGCAAGGTAAGGACTGGAAAGCAGTTGCAAACTATGTACCGTTTGACCGGATGGAGGAGTTTGCCACTAAGTTCACCAAGGTAAAGCGTGTAAGTGGCAAGGGTCTTGCACAAGTCGGCAAGTTGCCTGAACTCGTAGGTTCGTTCAGCCGCCCCGTGGGCGATGTATTTGAGAACTACTTTGGTACGTTGGGCTGGATGGTGGGTCAGGTTATCAAGACGGACGGTACCGTGCAAACCCTGCGCAGCCTGCAGAAAATTGGGGTGGCTACAGACCTGAAGCGTAGCACTCAAGACCACCCAAATGCAGTGGGCGCATACGTGAACGGCGAGATGAACTATTGGGGGCTGCCCAGCAAGTACGATGTGATGGCCTTCAAGGATTTGAACGCGCCGAAGGCTAATTGGCTGCTGCAGTTGGGGGCCTTCTCCAACGTACTACGTAAAGCCATTACCATCTTGCCGCCCTTTGCGTTGAAGCAGGTTACGGATGACGTGCAGCGGGCCATTATGACCTCAGGAGTTAAGAACCCCGGGGCGCTACTGCGCATGACGCTGACCAATTTCCCTAAGCTGGCCCTTGCAGAGTTGCGAGGTATCCAGCACCCTACCGTACGTGAATTTGGCGCGATGGGGCTCACAGGCGAGTATGATTTCCAAACCAACAAGCCCGCCCAGTCCTTACTCAAAGACTTAGGGTTTACTAAACGCGGACGCTTTGAGGGGTTACTGCACCGACTTGACGGTATAACCCGGGCGTCTGACTTGGCGGTGCGTAAGGCTATCTACGAGCAGACCCTGAAAGAAGGCGGCGATAAGCTGCTAGCCCAGACCCGAGCGCGAGAGTTTATCAACTTCCGTAGGCGCGGCAATAGTGAGTTTGTGGGCGCGATGGTTACCACCATCCCCTTCTTTAACGCTTATGTGCAGGGTATGGATGTGCTGTACCGCGCCGCCTCCGGATTGGACTCTAGCTCCTCTGTGGGTAGGTCACAGGCTAGGAAAATGTTCTGGAGTCGCGCAGCTATAGCTACTATGATGGCTTCTCTGTATGCCTTGGGCAAAGATGACGAGGACGAAGACTACAAGAACATGGACTTGCGTACACGTGACAGCAACTGGATTCTTCCGGGGGGACTGAAGCTGCCGGTACCGGGCGAGCTAGGCGCAATCTTTAAGGTGATTCCTGAACGTGTTGTAGAGTACATGCGCAGGCAGGGTACGCCCCAAGAGCAAGAAGCTTTTGAAGCGGTGCGTACGGCTTTGACCTATATGTATGAGCAGTATGTGGGGCGCGTTACGCCTATACCGCAGGCCGCTAAGCCGTTGGTAGAAGCGTGGGCTAACAAGTCATTCTTGACCGGCAAGCCACTAGAAGGTTTTCACCAACAGACGATGGACCCTAGCGCCCGTGTCGGGGCGCAGACTTCGGAACTCGCTATAGCTATTGCCAACTTCAGCCGGGATGTGGTCAAGACTGAAGTCTCTCCAATCATGATCGACAACGCTCTGCGAGGCTACTTTGGCTCTACTGCGGCTTTGTTCACTGCTATGACGGATAGCTTGTTGAACCCTACCCGGGTAGATCGCCCCCTGCATAAGTGGGCGTTGTTGAGTACCTACATGTATGACCCTGTAGGTACGCGTACCATGACGGAGTTCTATGAAGAACGAGAGAAAATGGGTAAGGCTAACGCTACGCTCAACAGCCTTATGAAGACCGACACGGACCGGGCCGTAGTCTACGCAGAGGAGCACCAGTCGGAACTGGCCTTTGAGTCTGCCATCAACTCTACGTTGGAACAACTCCAACGTACCCGGGCCTACCGTACCTTCTTGAATAGCGCGGACGGGGCCAAGGCTATGTCCACTACGGAACGGGAAGAGCAACTGCTGGAAATGCGAAAACTGGAATCGGAGTTAACCGGCTGGGTACGCGAAGCTAAGACCGCATACCGGCAGATGAACCCCTAAGCTAGTCGCCAGATACGCACACCGTAGTAGCCAAACTCTACGCGGTTGTGCGCTTTTAAAAGGATTCGGAAGTGGCGTTCCGCAGGCTTCAGCAACTTGCGGACTTCACTCGCGGTTGCGGTAGTCTTAAGGAACACTGAGTACCCGGGGAGTAAGCCCTCCCACGGTATGTAGTACGGCACTCCGTAGACATGGATGAACCGAACCGAGTCAGGGATTAGATAGGGACGCGCCATTGTCTACTGCAAAAGTCGTATCGGTTAAGCCCACTGCTATACCGTCAATGCAATAACACCGGATCCCCATAGCGTCGAAACTTCCGATAGCCCCAGCGCCGATCCGCTTTGTCATTGCAGCCCCGCCATTCTTGAGCACCTTGCGATCTGCAAGCTCTTTGATAGCCTGCTGGAAGTCCACCTGCCGGGACACAAAATAGTCCTTAAGCGCCGCCGCAGGTATCCACAACTCACGAGTATCCGGCTCATACCGAATGCGCAGTGGGCCGCGTGGGGATTGCGTAGGGGCGCTTAGGTTGCCCAAGGTACGAGCGCCGTTGATGACCAGTGCATTGTTCAGGTTCTCGTTAACGTAAGTAGTCAGCGTTTCCTGTGCAGCCAAGGTGTTGTCTGCTGCGGGGGCAATGATGTCAGCCCGGATGTCGGTAATAACGTGCAACGCATAGGTGTATACCCGAGAAATACTGATAGCACACAAGCCTAGCTTCACCGCAATGCTAAGCCCGGTAAAGGCGCAGGCCAACACGATAGAGTAGAACCGATCCGCTTGCGTAAGGCTCAAGTCATTGTCTATGCGGGACTGAATCTTCTTAAGCTGCGCAATAACCTTCTCCCGGTTCTGCATAACGTACTGAATGAATACAGGACCCGCAACCCCGTAGTTATCCGCCAACGCCCCAAAGATAAGGTCTGACTCCTGTTTGCTGATATCTGCAGGGCGGTTAACCCGAAGCTCAATAAGCCTACGCAGTTCGCCGTCAGATGTATTCTTGAGGCGGGTCAACTTGTCGTACAGCGACGAGTTACTGGACATAATCACGAAGGTCATCCATGATGTGTTGTTTACGCGCAACTTGTTTGTCTGCGACTCCATACGATTCTTGCCCCGCCCCTGCGGGATATCGTAGATCAACTCAGACAGTTCCTCATCCCCGTAGTTGGTGACCTCATCCATAGTCGCCGCCATGCTGTTCAGCGTACCAAGCCATTGCATCTTGGACACGCCCGTGTCAGTCTTCTTCATCAACAATTCGCTGGGGTGCCCGAATATGGAGTTGATGACCATCTGCGCGGTAGTCTTGCCGGTACCGGACTTATTAGACATCAAGTTAATGGCCGCACCTCGCACCTCCATACCGCCAATGAGCCGCAGGAGCGGAGCCCCAAACCCAAAGGCAAGGGAGAGTGCATGGGCTTCCATGCCCGGACGGTCGTAGAAGTTGGCAATCGTAGACCACTTAGCCAGCGTACCCTTTGCCATCAACTTGGGGGCCATTGCTTTAGTCGCGCTAGCTGCGGGGGCAAGACGTATCCCGTGCGCTGTGTACTCCAACTCGCCAACAACGAAGCCACTGTCGTCCGGGGTCCAACCCATTTGGTTGCGGGTACGGTCAGATGCAAACGACTTCTGCAAATTGCGAATCGACGCTGCGAGATAGGCCATGATGTTATCCAGTTCTTTGTTGATCGCTACTACCCCGTGCTTGAGTAGCAGGTCACGCATTTTTTCTTTGGTTAGTAAGTGGGCTACGGGGGCAATGAAACGGCGAATACCATCGTGCGGGGTATGCAGGTTCACACCTACAAGTTCCCCCTCGCCGTCCCCTTGCTCTGAGGAGTCGTAAAACCGTGAGGATAGATATAGGTCGTACTTGTAAATTTCTACTTCTATCGGGTCGCCCGATTCCTTGTCTTTGCTCTTGAGGTAGACCCCACCATGTAACCCCCGAAAGTACGGGAATGGGTATGCGGGGATTTCTACTTGGACCTTTGTGTCGGCCCCTATCTCTGCGTTGTCTGGGTTCAACTGCTGCTCAACGATGTACACATCATTGATGGCTTCCGCAGCTTCTACCTTGCGGCCCAACGCAATAGGGCTTGTGATGCGTTGCGTACACCCTGCGCACCCTGCGCTGTAGTTAGAGCGGTACCACTCACACGTCATAGGCCCCTGCGTGCCCTCGGCTTTCTGCAACGTGCCTTCCGCGGTATACCCGGGGTGCCCGCGAGACAAGGTATGGATAGACGTCTCAGCATCTGTGCAGCGCCATGCGATAGACAGTGCGGCCCTCCACAAGGGCTCCTCCAAGGTAGCGCTGTTCTGCACCGCGTTGGATATCTGAGCGCAGCCTGTGCCCCGCAAGCTGCGGCGTACGATCCGGGAGAATTCTGACGCAGGGTAGTCGCCCCCTGCAAGAGCGCGGGTCATGGCATCGACGCCCTCACCCTTAGCAGCGGACCAGTCGATCTCTTCCACTATCGGGGGCATCACGGCTTTGAGCGTAGCCAGATCGCTGACTACCCCCTCTACCATAAGCAAGACTGGCACTGCAGGGGTAACCTTGTGGTTAGCCGTATCCACCATGCGCAGAACCCGGGCAGGGTCCGCAGTCACGCTCAGGTCAATAGCCAGCTTGTGCTCTACACAAAGTTGTTTGAAAGCGCGGGCTAAGGGTTTCCACGTAGCCGTAGTAAGGACTTCATGGAACGGCCAGTAGACATGCAGCCCACGGCCTGAGTTAACTATATAGGGGGTAGGCAGCCCTGTGGTAGCGATGAACGTCCGAAGTGCGGAAGCGCCTTCAGCCTGATCTTCGTAGGGCTTACCCGCGCCACAATCTATATCTACAAAAAGGCAGCGTAGCGCCTTCGCGTTTGCTGCCTTGCGGCCCTCTGCGGCATCGGTGTATGCCGCCAGAGCAAAGAATACGTTGGTGTCCTGTGCGTGTAGCACATTGCCCCGGTCAACGAGGTCTTGGATGGTTGGGTGGAAACTAGGGACTACGGTCCCGTTTTTGATGCTTAAAGCACAGTACAAGCCTTCAGGAGGCAATACAGCATGATAGAAGGAGATATTCACACATCCTCACGGTCGGGATAAATTGGGTAAAAGGTGGGGCAGCGGCCCGTGTTCCGCTTTGTCGAGAAGGGATCAGCTTCTCCTAGCCCCGGGACGGGATTATGCCTGTGCTTTAGGCGGACCCGTCATAAAACTATTTATTTTCTCAATGCACTCTCCCCGGGGCCGAAAGGTTCCTGTGAACCATGAATACACAGTCTGCCTAGTTACCCCTAGGGTACGTGCCACTGCGGCAACAGGAATCTCATGATGCAGGCAGTAGTCGGCAAGCTGAACCCCCAAGAGGGCGGGGTCAGCCGCTTGGATCGCTTTCACAAGCGAATACGAATAACCCCGGGCATCACTCATCGTCAGAGCCCCACTCGTCCAACATAGCGCTCACATCCTTGGCAGGAGTCGCAACTACTTCAGGCTTCTTGGAAACCTTCTTAGGAGCGGCAGGCTCTGCTGCGGGTGCTTCAGCGGGCTTGTTGAAAGCTGCGGGGAGTGCGGCCAGTGCCGGGGTCTCCTTGATAACCATCTTGCTCTCGATAGCCTGTGCCGCATCCTCGGAGCCGCCTTGAGCGCGTGCAACTGTGAGTTCTTCCCGCGTCAACGGACGGATAGCGCGAAACTTCAGGACCGGAACTGCTTCAGATGTATCGAACCGGGCTTCCGTAACCACGCCCGACATAGGAACACCGTGGCCTGACAGAAACTTAGCGTATGCTTGCAGGGGCATCTTGTCGCCTTCAGCGCGGCCAAACAAAGACTTGGCAGGGAGTTGCAAGCGATAGACATTACCGCTCAAGTCGCCTTCAAGGGCCACTGCAAAACGCTGGCTAAAGCGGCACGCACGAGATTCGCCCTGTCCAGAACCTGCGATGTTCTGTTTGCAGGTGGCGCAGGAAGAACCTTGCGGGGCCTTAACCGTGGCGTCTGGTAGCTTGCCGTCAGCAGAGAAACAGGCAGGGCTGGTAGCTGCGCCTTCTTCATAAACACCTTCGTAGTAAGTACGGGCCACAGCGGGGGCTGCGTTGACCACTACCAGATTCATGGCGCGGTCCTCATTCTTGGCAATCTCTTCGCCGCCAACGATCATGCGCCACACACCGCCTTTGATGGAGATGGTCTTGCCTGTCGAGCCACCAGCAAGACGCTTGGTGAATTCATCGGGGTCAGCGCGAAGGTAGTCAGGAAGGGAAGCGCCGGATTTGAATAATGTGAGTTCAGACATGATATGTAACTAATATTAGTTGAGTTGGATTGACACGGATAACACAGGAATGCACGGGTAAATTTATTTGGTTGCTCTCCTTACGGTAACAGAATATTTGGCATCAACGTTGAGCCCTTCAGGCATCAAGCCGGGGTTATCTTGCAGGAACTGCTTCATGTTAGTTTGCGCTACGCGGCGCTCCAAGAGGTCTACGGCATCGTGGGCACGAATGAAGGCGTGCATAGCACTCCAGTCGCTGGTCCAGTAGCGGGTCTTCACCGTGCGGGTAAAAGAGCCGTGGGCAGTCTTGCCGCCATCTTGGCCGGTAGTCTTGCAGATGGTAAGAAGCTCAGCTTCTATAGCGTCCATCTGGGTCTCTAGGCCCGCTAAACGAGCCTCATGCTCCGCGACCATAGCAGTCTTGGCATCACGCATTTTGATATACACACGCACTAACTTATCGGCATCGTACTTAGTTTCGTCGGTCATTTTGTTTCCTTGGTTGGGAGTCTTTATTATACACAGTCTAGCCTGAGTGTCAAGCAATCTCTTGTCTATATAAATCAACTAGGCCTTGGTGGAGATCAACCTTACCGTCTAACATAGCGTACACCCGACGCTCCACGGGACTGCCCTGCAGGCGAACTACCGTTACCTTGTTAACTTGCCCCGCCCTGTGCGCCCGAGCATTGCCTTGCAGGTACAACTCAGCGGAGGGCACTGGCCCCCACCACACTACCGTATCGGCTTTGGTAAGCGTGATCCCGTGCGCGGCTGCTTGTGGGATTAGTAAGAGCGCCTTGGGGCGCTCCTCTGTCTGAAACCGTTTGATGGACTCCGCCCGCTGCCCTGCCGACACGCCACCGTGGATAGACTCCGTAGCAATACCTGCCTTGGCAAGGGCCTGCTCCAGCATTTCCAACGCATGTCGAAATGGTACGAATACGATGACCTTGTGGGTTGTTTGTTCAATCACATCCAGTAGCTCATTCACCCGGTTGCTCACATCAAACTCAATGACTTCCCTATCAGTTGTATAGGCCACGCCTTGCGATATCTGCAATAATTTATTCAACAGCCCCGCTGCATTGACCGCGGTAATCTCCGCACCTGCAGCAACAGCCACCATAGACTTGCGAACCTCCTCGTAGTATTTCATTTGCTGTACCGTTAACGGTATGTCCCGAGTGGTGTACAACAAGTCAGGGAGGTCTAAGCACTCAGCCTTGGTGAAGCGTATCGCGGGCTGCAGTACCTTGAACACGGTATCCTGTGCGGTAGTTTTAGGAGCCCATTTGAAGTTGGTGATCTTGTACATAACCAAGTCGCGGAACGCTCCGAAGAACTTCGGCACCGCGCTGGGGTTGACTAGCTTAGCCAACCCATAGGCGTCTGTAGGCGACTGCGAGGCAGGGGTGCCGGTCATAAGCCAGAGCCGGGTCGTGGGCTTGATTAGACTGTACAAAGCCTTCCAACGGTCTGTAGTAGTCGTCTTCACTGCAGTTGCTTCATCTACGATGACAAGATCGAACCCACCAGCCGCAAGCTCTTCGCGTACTACCTTCACCCCGTCAAAGTTGATGATGACAAACTCGTAGTCTCCGTTAATCAGTTGTTGACGCTTGGCTTTACTACCCGTAGCAATTGCCACGGTTCTGTGCATAAGCGTACGGAACAAGTCAGCCCGCCATGCGGTGTCCATGATAGACACGGGACAGACGATAAGCACCCGCTTGATCTCGCCTTGCAGCATGAGGTAGTCTGCAGCCCATGCCGCTGCACTGGTCTTGCCCGTCCCCGCCTCAGAGAGCACAAGGCACCGTGGATGGGTAGCGAGGAACGCTGCGGTAGTACGTTGATGGTCGAATGGGGTGTACACCCCGGGCCACTTGTACCTGCCCGTTATGGGGTGCGGTACGTTTTTGATTTGCAGGTTACGCAGAAGCTTTGCCTCTACATGGCCCCAGTTAACGAGGATTTTGGCTTGGTCGCCGTTACGGGCGAGCACCTTGCTTTTCGGAATCAAGGCAGTGATCTGGTCTGCCTTGCGGGTCACAAACTGGAGCGCCCGATTGTCTATTATCTGCACGGGAGAATCCTTTCACGGACGAAAAAAGCACGGTAGGGTGAACTACCGTGCAAAACCAACACTCAGGAGAGACGCCAAATGACAAGCGTCTCCGGGATACTACTCTACTTAGCGGCTTCCCGCTTGCTTGTTTGCGACTTCAGCGTCCCGGTCTTGGTGCGGGAGAAGCTTCGGTTGTTCTTTGCGGGTACGGCTCTAAGGTTACTTAGGCTCGTAGCGCCCCCTTTGGACATAGCCTTCTTATGGTCTACGTCTACGTTATCTGGCAGGGTGCCATGCGCCTTCTCGTAGATGCGACGCGCCCTATGCCGCTCTGCTTGAGCCGCAAGCTGCTTTGGCGTGCCTTGATAATTTTTATACTCCGAAACGTAGTCTCTTTTTTTGGTAGCCATAAGTTCCTATCGGTGATGCTCACAGGACTCCACTGGACAGAAGCCGCAGAGGCCAGAGGGGCGAGCGTTCCATACCCCTGCTTCTAATGCAGCCTCAATCATACTTGCATGGCCTGCCCACTTGGAGAAAATTTCAGGTAGCTGAGCGCGTGTGTACTCTGCTTTGACTGCATCCTTGGCAACCACGAATAGAAGGACACCCTTAACGATGTTGATCTTTGGGTAGTGCGCCATGACCATAGCGGCCATAAGCTCTAGCTGATCTGTATCTGCATAGCGACTGGACTTGCCCGTCTTGTAATCTACGACTCGCGCAATGCCTTTGTCGTGGTTAAGTGCGAGATAGTCGGGCAACCCGCGGAACCATACATCCGGGGCAAAAAATTCGCATGGCGTGAAGTCTTTACGAATCCCGAGTTTGAGTTCGCATTTGATCTCTCCGGGGATTTTGGTGAGAGGTTCCACGAAAGGCAGGTAGTGTTGAAAAGCTTCTGGTAGTGGAGTGCCGTCTTTGACATAATTCTCAAATGCGGTATGCACCGCCGTCCCGTAAAGGGTAGCTGTGGTGTCGCCTTGTTTGTATTGCTTCAGAATACGAACCACATGGTACTTGCGGGCGCAATTTTGGAAATCCTTGATCGCGCTATAGGAAAATGCGAGTGCCATGTGTGTTCTTTATTCAGTTGATTGGGACTGTATTTTAACAGTCAGCAGTCGCCCAGTGTGTAGCCAAACCCACCTTCAGCACCCAGCGGTAGCTCTTGTGCCCAGCTTGGCGGCGTACATAATGCGTCAATTGAAAACTGCAGCGCCGCTGCGCCATCCGCTTCTGGTGCAACGAAGTACTCCGCGTCATGAATCGTCAAGGCAACCGGATACTTCTTGGCTGTGCGCAACATCCCGTCCCCCATCACGCACCTAGCCAACGCTTGTGTGAGGCCTTGAAATACCTTGGCACCATACAGCTTCTCCGCACCTTTGCGTGTGTAGTATTGCCAATGCGCTCGAACAACTTCCCCACCCTCAGGGGGTGTCTCGGTAACCATGACCTTCTCTAGCCCCGGGTACTTCATGAACATACCTGACGGCAGTTTGCACCCAGCCTTACCGTGCACCTTGATCACATCACGAGTACCATAATCCATCAGTTGATCTGCGGCTACGCTTTGTAGGACTTTCTCCCCCAGCTTCCACGCTTTTGCTACGAGGTGGTACTCTTGGCGATACAGGGCCACAATACGCTGAGCCTCCTCTTCCCCAATGTCTACGCCTGAACCCTGTTTGATGGCAGCACGCAGCTTCTTGTGGCCGACACCATAAATAAGCGACAACTGTGATGTCTTGCCAATGAACCGCTGATCCTTTGTAATCTCATCGTATGGCGTGTCGAACACCTTGGATGCGAAGTCTTTGTATAAGTCCTTGCCGTCTGCTAGTAGCTCCAACTTATCCAACTGACCAGCGAACCACAAACCAACACGTAACTCAATATTAGACAAGTCGACACCAACAAGCACATGACCAGCAGGTGCGCGGATAGCGTACTTCAGTTTGGACACCCGTGGAATGTTCTGCATATTGTAGACCTCACCCGACCAGCGACCCGTACGAGCACCGTAGTACTTCAGCGGTACCGGGAGCTTACCGCGCTTTGCGGTTGCGATAAACAACTCTGTGCGTGTTTCCTCCAGCGTAGATTTGGCACCCAGCCTAGCTGCAGCCAGCGCCTGAATCACCGGGTTGGGGTGTTCGGCTAGCGCTTTCATGCCTTCGTCTGTCTTAGCCAGCGCCCATGTTTCTTTGCCGGTAGTCGGGCTGATCTTGCGCGGCGCTACCACACCCATGCGCTCCAGCAATGCAGCAAACTTAGGGTTTGACGATAGCTCCTCTTGTGCCACACCAGCGTTGATCAGTAAATTGGTCTTCATGTGCTTTACCTCATGCAGATGGGCTTCCAGTGCGTCCATGTCCAACTCCAACACCGGCTGAATGAACATCCGCAGTGTCATGTCAATGAGTTTTAGCTCCTTCTTGGGGAACCCCTCGCGCATGAAGTTCTGAAAGATAGCCTCGCACAACACCACATCATGAGCACAGTACGCAGCTAGCTCCTCCTCAATACGCGGGGATAACTCTGTCAGTCCGTTCGTGTCATATACAGCCTTACCTTTGGGCGGCAGTCCATAGTGATCGGCCAACCTAGCCAGTGAACCGCCAGCGTCCACACCACGTAGCGCCCGCGCCATCGACAACGTATCGAACAGCACAGCAGGCACAGCGCCATATACCCATGCAAGGATCGCATTGTCAAACATGCTGTTGTGCGCAACTGTAGCCGTATTGCCCCAGTCAACCGATGCGGCCCACGCAGGGATATCGTCGTGGGAAATCCACTTGGGCGGCTCTGCGCTATTCAGTTCCTTCACGCACAGGCCAAATGCCTTGAACCGTGGGTCGCGGATGTAGGCTTCTCCTGACAACTTACTCAATGTGTAGTTAGTTGAGTCCCACACAGTTTCAAAGTCGATAACTAATGTTTTCATGCAAGCACCTTGAGAACTGCGCTTAATGCATCATAGTTGTCCTCGTTAATCACAATAGCCATACCACCTGCATCCCTGATAGCCTGTATCTCCCGGTCTTGCAGTACCGTAGTCTTGCCCTTGCCTGCCTTGCATTCAATAGCGAGGAACTTTCCGTTGACGCAGCAGATGATATCGGGGACTCCCGAGCGTCCATACCCGCCCGTAGCCGGGGGGAAGTGATATACCTCATGCGCATCAAGTATGCGCTTAACCGCTGCTTTTACAGCGGCTTCAGGGGTTTGTGCCATTTGATTCTTCCTTGTACTGTAGTTCTAATATTAGTTGGCAGTAGTGCAACGCCTTGCGGACATCGGCAGCACCGTTCTTGTTCTTGTGGCGTGTGATGTACTTGACCACGTTGCCTTGCAGGAAGTCCAGTTCATTGGCGTGAATGAATTCGATGGGTTGAATCTTGAGCTTCCGGTAATGGTCGCCGCCTTCTTGAATGTCTAATGCGCTCATTTCCAATCATCTTTCTGTAGTTCGTTAACCAGCTTGGCTTCCCTAAGCGCAAGCCGTAATTTGGAGTTCCGCTCCACAACATCTATTAGTTGCTTGTGCATGGTGTACGCCAGTTTGTTAAGTTCTTCCCGAGTCCACGTCTCAAATGCGGGGGTATTCTGATCGTGCATTTACCGGCTCCATTACAAAGAAAGCGCTAATTGTGCCCGCCCGCATACAGTTCATACAGGGCTTTCTGCATTGCCCCCGGGTTAACCCTAGGGTTAACTTCTTCCGCCGCGTCGAGCGCATCACAGATTACACGGGCTTGCGTTGGGTCATATGTACCTGCATTAAGTAGTTGTACGCATACATCTCGACCCGTCTGCATGGTCCGAATAAGCTCTTCCAGCTTAGTACCCCGGTTTGTGGTTTCGATACATGCCGCTACGATCATGGGCTCCAGCGTAGCTACGATAGCCTCCAGACGCTCCTGATACGCATCCTCAGGAGTCATCATATAAAGTGCGATCTTGGATGTAAGCAAAAGACTTCTCAACTTCTGCCGGGCAACAGCCCTCGCTATAGGGTTGGTTGCTGTGTCCTTGGTAACCACACGGATGTAGGTCATTTTTTTGGGTGCTCAAAAGTTGGTAGAGGAAACCAGTGCGTGAACCCGTCACCCCTGTGGTGAACTCTGGTGTATGCCACGCCTTGCGCCCGCTCAATTAGCTGCATCCGGCAACCGATAGGCGTGTTCTCGTCAATCGGTATCCACTTCACATCCGGCGCAATGACTGCGGTTCGGTCGCTGTTTAGCTTGTGAGTCATGCCATCAGCCCCGACCACATACCAGCAGGTTGCGGCCTTGCCCGCATTGGCTCAGGCTTTGCCATTGGCTTTATGGCAATCCGCAGAATCGTCGGCCTGCCGTTGTCTTTCGCTGCGGGCTT